CACGCCCGAGCCGGTGCCCGCCACGCCAGAAGCCCTCCGTACGGAGCTGGAGAAGACGCGCGGCGAGCTACGCAAGCACCGTGGCACCGAACGGCGCGCCAAGGAGTCCGAGAAGAAGGCGCGCGACCTCGAGGCCAAGCTGAAGGAGTTCGAGGACCGCGACAAGACCGAGCACGAGAAGGCGCTCGAGAAAGTCCGCACGGAGACCGCCGCCGAGGTCGAGACGAAGTACGAGACCCAGCGCCGCGACGACAAGATCGAGAGCGCCGTCACGAAGCTCTCGCTCGGCGGCTTCACGGTCGGCGAGGGCGACGACAAGAAGACCCTCAAGTTCGCCGACCCCGACGACGCCCAGCTGCGCATCGACCGCGCCCTCCGCAACGGCGACCTCAACTACGACGACATCTACACCGACGGCAAGGTCGACGCCGACGCCGTCCGCGACTTCCTCAGCGACGTGCTCGAGCAGCACCCGCGGCTCCAGGCCGAAGGCGCGTCGAGCCGCAAGGTCCAGGGCGGCGCCGACGCGGGCAAGGGCAAGGGAGGCGGAGGCAAGTCGCTCGAGGAGATGAGCCCGGACGAGCACCTGAAGCAGATCCAGGCGCGCGCGTGATCAGGGTTGGGCTGCGGTTCGCCCGCCGCGACGCGCCACTGCTCTACGCCCTTGCCGACCGAGTCCGCGCAGGCGATCTCGGGCGGCAGGCCGTTGCCACCTTCGAGCACGCGGCTCAGGCCGCCGAGACAGGCGAGCCGCTGATCGTGCTCTGTGAACACTCGGCCGACGAGGCCGTGCTGATGGCGGCCGGATACACGCAATACGGCGTGACTCACCCGGCCGTCGACGAACTGACCGGCGACCGGCCGGCCCGCTAGTAGCTCCAGGGGAACCGGTTAACCCCGCGCCGCACGGCGCCCCTCTGACTCGCTGCCGCATGGCGGCTCTCCAGCGCAACTCAGACGGCCCCGACCCCCGGGGCAAGGAGAACGCCTCCATGGCAAACACGTTCATCACCCCGACCGTCGTCGCGTCTCGCGGCCTGGCGACGCTCTACAACAACACGCTCCTCGCGGCGCTCGTGTCGCAGGACTTCAACGCGGAGTTCGCGGGCAAGGTCGGTGACACGATCACCGTGCGCAAGCCGGCGACGTTCACGGCCGCGACGTTCAACACCACGAGCCGGACGACGACGTGGCAGGACGCCACGGAGGACTCGATCGACGTCACGCTCGACACGATCAAGCACGTCCCGTTCCACGTCACGGACGAGCAGATGACGCTGGAGATCAGCGACTTCCAGACGCAGCTGCTCAGCCCGGCGATGGAGGCGCTCGCGCAGGCCATCGACGGCGACCTCGCCGAGAAGCTCGTCGACGCGGCCGAGGGCGCCGGCGGCGGCGGGACCGTCCACATCACGGACGACCCCGCGACGCCGGACAGCGCGAACTACGTGTTCCGCAAGGCGCGGGAGAAGCTGACCCGCAACAAGCTCCCCCTGATGGACCGCTACGCGGTCCTCTCACCGGAGGGCACCACGGTCGCGCTCGGCGACGAGATCTTCCTCGCCGCCGACAAGTCCGGCTCGACGGACGCCCTGCGCAACGCCATCGTCGGCAAGGCGCTCGGGTTCGAGACGTACGAGAGCCAGGTGTTCGGCTCCGGGCCCGGCGATCGCGGCCAGGCGGACGGCGTCGCGTTCCACAAGAGCGCGGTGATCGCGGCGATCCGGCCGCTGAACAAGCCCCGCGGCGTCGCGGCGGAGAACGCGGCGGTGCAGAACTACAAGGGCCTCAGCCTGCGGGTGATCTACTCGTACGACGAGGAGGCCAAGCAGGACCAGGTCGTCGTGGACATCATGTACGGGCTGGCGACGGCCTACGCCGAGGCGGCCGTGCAGCTCGACTTCGGCCAGGGCTCGTAGCCCGCTGATCTGACGAGCACAAGGGCGGTCCGGCGCTTCGGCGTCGGGCCGTCCGCTCGCCGGGGGGTTGCCGTATTCGACGGCGGCGCATACAAGCCTGTCCGGCGCGTCGGCGAAGCTGAGAGCGGCAACCGTCAGAAGGAGACGCATGTCGTACTCAGCGGACAGGATTTGCGCGGACTACCTCGCCGGAGACACGAGCCAAGAGGTCGCAACGCGCCACGGTGTCTGTCGTCGCACGGTGGAGAACGTGCTCCGGCGCAGCGGGATCCGGGCCCGCGGGTCCACCGGCCGCGCACGGCGGCCGTTCCCCGCAGAGGAGGCCGTCGAGCTGTACCTCGATGGCCGGACTATCGCCGAGGTCGCTCGGCGCTTCCGCGTGAGCGACCAGCGCGTTCGTGACGTGGTCGTCGAGCGTGGGCTACTCCGCACGGGAGGACGGCGAGGTCAGACGCGGCAGCGAGTCAGCCGCGACGGTTACGTGCGCCTCTGCGCGGACCGCAGCGACCCGCTCCAAGCGGCGATGACGCCGCCGAAGCACCCAATCCTCGAGCACCGCCTGGTCATGGCACGGGCGCTGGGCCGACCGCTGACGACCAGCGAGTCGGTGCACCACCTGAACGGTGACCGCAGCGACAACCGCATCGACAACCTAGAGCTCCGGCAGCGGTACCACGGCGAGGGACAGTCCCTCGTATGTGCCGACTGCGGCTCGCACGACATCGTCCCGGGAAGGGGTGGTTAAGTCGCCTTACTCCAGCGCAGGAAAGAACCTCATGCTTAACGCGCTGCGAGGCGTGAACCCCACGACGCCGATCACGCACGTCTCCGCGCACACCGCGGCGCCGAACGACTCCGGCTCGAACGAGGTGTCCGGTGGCAGCTACGCCCGTGCCGCGATCGCGTTCAACGCCGCTTCGGGCGGGTCGATGGACGACTCGACGAACGGCGCAGTCATCAACATCCCCGCCGGCACGACCGTGACCCACATCGGCTTCTGGTCGGCCTCTTCGGCGGGCACGTTCCTCGGCTACGCGGACGTGACCGACGAGGTGTTCGCGGGCGCTGGCACGTACACCGTCACGGACGCCGATCTGGACATCACCTAGCCAATGGCTGACGGCGTCACGATCAACGCGGGCGCGGGCGGCCCGACCGTCGCAACGGACGACGCGGGCGCCCCTGGGCACGTCCAGCTCTTCAAGCTCGCGATCAGCGCTGACGGCTCCGCGGTCCTGATCCCGGCCGATGCGGCGAACGGGCTCGATGTCGACGTGACGCGCGTGCAGGGCACGGTGACGGTCGACTCCGAGCTTCCCGCGGCGGCGGCCCTCTCCGACACGCTTGATCGTGCGGCCTCCGTGCCGATCGTCGGCGCCGCGCCCCTCGTCGACAACGGAACGAACCTGGTACGGCTGCGCGGCGCGGTTATCGCGGACGCCTCGGCGGGGGCTGGTGTGCCGGCCTCCGGGGCGATGGTGTGGAACGCGAACCTGAGTACCTACCACCGCTTCGTGTCGCCGTACAGCGACACGATGATCGCGTCAGGGCTGCCCTCCGCGGTTGGGGTGCTCTACAACGGGACGAACTTCGAGCGGGCACGCAGCAACATCGAGGGGACGGTGCTGGCCTCCGCGGCCCGCGCGGCGAGCCCGTCCATCTCGAACATCACGAACAACAACGCGCGCGGCATCCGGCTGTTCCTGAACGTCACGGCAACGCCGAACAACGCCGAGACGCTGACGGTCGCGATCGAATGGGTCGACCCCGTGTCGGCTGCGGTCAAGGCGCTGACGGCGTTCCCCGCGATCACAGCGAGCGTCCTCGGCGCGTCTCCGGCGGCGGGCGTGCGCGAGTTCGTCTTCGAGCTGTACCCCGGCGCGATCGAGACGGCGGCGGTCGCGAACCACGAGGTGCAGGGCGGCTCGCTGCCCAGGACGTTGCACCCGAAGGTGACGCACTCGTCGACCGGCTCGTGGACCTATTCGCTGGGCTACGCACTGGAGCTCTGATGGCGACCGTCCTTCTCACAGCCCGCCGGATCCCGGCGACGGGCGCCGTGCAGCGCTACCTGTGGCGCGTCCATCTCGACGACTCGCAGACCGTTCCGCATCCCGACGATCCCGACCGCGAGGTCCCGGACCCGGCCTGGGTCCGGGAGTGGGAGTTCCCCGGCCCGCCGCCGGACGCCTCGATGACCGTCGCGCGGTACGTCGAGTCGCAGCGGGCCGAGGTGAAGCTGCTCGCCGAGCACGAGCTGGCGCAGATGGCGGGAGCCGGCCGCAAGCTCGCGGGCGAAGGCGCGGAGCTGTAGATGCTGTCCGCGCAGAACGCTGCGCCGAGCTACCTGCTGACCGTGCCGCCCGTGACGGTCGCGGCGAATCAGCGCGCGTTCGACCTTTTCAACGGCGCCTCCTCCGGGCTGCTGCTCAAGATGCTCGGGCTGTGGCCGGTGCCCGCGTCGGATGTGGCGGTCACGGGTCTCGTGTCGGCGCGCTTCGACGTGCTCCGCACCTCCGCTGTCGGTGCGGCCGGCACGGCTGCGACGTACAAGGGCACCGCGACCACCGCGCCGACCGTCAACCCGCTTGACACCGCGAACCCTGCGCTGCCGGCCGCCGTGACCGCAAGGTCGGTGCCGACGGGAGGCGCGACACCGGCGGGCTGGCTGTTCCCCGCCTACGTCTTTCACCGAGGAGACCGCGCCCGGCGCGCACCTCGCGCAGATGGTGAACCTGATGCTCGAGCCAAGCGGGTCGCAGGACATGACGCTCCGGCCGGGCGAGGGGCTGCTGGTCCAGCAGGGGGCTGTCGCGTCGGTCGGGCAGGTCGGCTTCCTGTTGCTGTTCAGCACCACCCCTAGCCAGTGAGCCTGCTCCTCCTCCTCGCCCCCGTCGAGCGGCACAGTGGCACGGCGGCTGTTACGGGGGCCGGCGCCTTCTCGGGCGTCACTGCGAAGCAGGCCTTCGGTGCCGCGGGAGGCAGCGGCGCTGGCGCTGCGGCTGTCGCGGGCACGAAGCGGGTCACGGCGACGGGCGCGGTCAGCGGCGCCGGGTCGGTGCTCGCGACGGGCGACCAGGGCGCCGCGGTTGCCGTTGCCGTCACGGCTGCGGGCACGGTCGGCGCCACCGGCGCGAAGCAGTCCTCGACGCCTACTGCCGTTTCGGCGGGCGGGGCGCTCGCCATCACAGCTTCGGCGCAACGGTCGACGGCCGTTCCCGTGCACGGCGGTGGCGCGCTGTCCGCGTCGGGCCAGAAGAACACCGGCGGCGCGATCGTTGCCACGGGCGCCGGGACGGTGTCCGCGGCGTTGCGCGAGGCGCGGTTCGCTGCTGTCGGCGTGTCGGGCGCGGGGACGGTCGCCTATTCCGTCGCGGCTGCCCGTCGCGCGGCCGTGTCCTCGAGCGGTGCGGGCGCCACGTCGGCGGCTGGCTCAGCCGCCCGACGCTCGATCGCGCAGGTCGGCGGGACGGGGAACCTTGGCGTGGCCGCGACACGCTCAGCGCTTGGCGCAGCGGTCGCTGCGGCGGGCGGGACGCTGATCGTCGTCGGCGCCCACGGCGCGAGTGCCCTGCTCGTCTTGGCCGATGGCGGGCGCCTGGTCGTCAGGGGCTTCGCGCACCGGGGCCTGCCGCCGTTCGACGTGCACATAGAGACATCCGACGCCGAGGCGCACGCCGAGCTTGGCGGCCTGGGCGTCTACCAGTTCTGACCGGAAGGACCCGCGCGTGATCGTCGCCCCGAGCTCCACCCAGACGTCGAGCGTGCGCGCCCCCCGTGGGCTAAGCAGCGCACTGACGTGGCGGTTGATCGACGAGGCCGACGGCAGCGAGACGATCGCGGCGTCGTCCGGCTCGATCAACGCGGTCGACGTCGGCACCTACGACGTGCTGCGCTACGACCGGATCTACACCGCGCCGTCCGATGAGGGCCGCTACCGGGCGATCTGGTCGCTCGGCTGCCGTGAGGCTTATGAGGTCGTCGTGGTGGCGACCGAGTCGACCGCGGCGTTCGCGACGACGGACGACGTTGCTGCTCGGCTTGGCCGCGAGCTGACGACCGGCGAGCAGGCGAGCGTCGAGTTCCTGCTCGCGATCGCCTCGTCGGTGATCGCGGACACCGCAGGCAGGGACGACGGCTGGGTGGTGACGCTCGACCCGGTCCCGACGATCCTCCGCGGCCTGTCCGTCGAGCTGGTCGTCAGGGCGCTCGCGAACCCGAACCAGCTCGCGTCCCTCCGCGAGCAGCTGGGCAACTACTCGATGGCCGCGACGTTCGCCTCGGAGCGGACCGGCATGACGCTGACGCCGACCGAGGTCCTGATCGTGCGCCGCGCCGTCTACGGCCGCACGACGGGCTCCGCGCCCGTCGGCCGCCACCACCGCGGCGGGATGCTGCGGCTGGCCTGCTGATGGCCGGACTGGCGATCTTGGTCCCCGTGCTCGGCCGCCCTCACCGGGTCGCGCCGCTGCTCGACTCGGTCGCCGCGACGACACCCGACGCGCGCGTCCTGTTCCTCCCCGACCCGGACGACCACGATGAGCGTTTCGCGATTCGTGACGCTGGCGCCGAGGAGCTGCCGATGCGGGGCGGCTACGCGGCGAAGATCAACGCGGGCGTCCGCGCGACGACCGAGGCGCTCGTCTTCCTCGGCGCCGACGACCTGACGTTCCGGCCGGGCTGGTTCGAGGCCGCGCGCGAGAAGCTGACGGGCGCCGTCGAGGTCGTCGGAGTGAACGACCTGATCGAACGCCGGCCCGGACGGGCGGGCCACGCGACCCACTTCCTGATGACGCGCGCCTACGCGGAGCAGCCGACACTCGGCGGATCGGCGGGCCCGGTGTTCGAGGGCTACTCGCACTCTTTCACCGACGACGAGCTGATCGCGACGGCGACGAAGCGCGGCGCCTACGCCTACGCCGACGAGTCGCACGTCGAGCACCGGCACGTGATGAACGGCACCGCGCCGGACGACGAGACGTACCGGAAGGGCCGCGCGCAGTTCCGCCAGGACCGGCGGCTGTTCCTGCGCCGCTCCCGCCTCTGGGCCTAACGACCTGCCACCTCCCCGAAGGGGTCTCCGTGGACGTGACCGTCGCTGTCGCCACGTTCGGCGACGACTCCTGGGGTCGTCTCGCTCGCGAGCGCGCGATCCCGTCGGCGGAAGCCGAGGGCGTCCCGTTCGTTCACGCGCACGGCGACACGCTCGCGGGTGCGCGCAACGCGGCGCTCGCGAAGGTGGCTACGGAGTTCGTGATCCACCTGGACGCTGACGACGAGCTCGAGCCGGGCTACGTCGAGGCGATGGCGCGCGGCACCGCCGACGTGCGCGCGCCCGTCGTGCGCTACGTGCGCAACGGCCGCGCGCGCTCCCTCTGGCAGCCGCGAGTCGCGGGCCACACGCACGACTGCGAGGCGGCCTGTCTCCGTGCCGGCAACTGGATCGTGATCGGCGCGTGCGCCGGGACGGAGCTGCTGCGGTCGGTCGGCTGGCACGACTTCGACTGGTCGGAGGACTGGGCGACCTGGGCGCTGCTCGCGAAGGCGGGCGCTTCCTTCGAGCTGGTCCGTGACGCGGTCTACCGTGCGGAGTCGCGGCCGATGTCGCGCAACCGTGGCGCCGACCGCACGACACGGCTGGAGGCGCATCGGGTGATCGAGCAGTTCGTCTGGCCAGAGGAGTGCGCGGCGTGAGCGTGGCGCTGCTCGTGATTCGCGACGGCCGCGACGACTACCACGAACGGTCGCTCGAGTCGGCTGCCGAGGCGCTCAGCTTTGTGTCCGTCGAGGAGATGCACCGCGCCTTCGCCCGCTACGGCCACTGGATCGTCGTCGACGACTCCGACCATGCGCTCGGCTTCGGCGGGGCGATCAGGGAGGGCTGGCAGCGGGTGCTCGACAGCGGCGCCTGCCACGTGCTCCACCTGGAGGCCGACTTCACGTTCAACGCGCCGGTGCCGCTCGCGCGCATGGTGGCGCTGCTCGACCGGCGGCCGCACCTGGCGCAGCTCGTCCTCAAGCGCCAAGCCTGGAACGAGGCCGAGTGCGCGGCGGGCGGGATCGTGGAGTGCCACCCCGGCGACTTCACGGAGTGCCGCGACGATGGCGCCGTGTGGACCGAGCACAGGCGCTTCTGGTCGACGAATCCGGCGGTCTACAGCTCGCGGTTCTGCCGGGTCGGCTGGCCGGCGGGCGACCAGTCGGAGGGCATGTTCACCCACAAGCTGCTGGCCGATCCGCTGCTGCGCTTCGCCTTCTGGGGCGGCAAGTTCGACGCTCCGCTCGTGGAGCACATCGGCCGCGAGCGCGTCGGCGTGGGCTACTGATGCTGACGGCCGCCGTGGCGATGGTGAAGGACGAGCGGGACGTGGTCGAGCAGACCGTCCGCCGGATGGCCGCACAGGTCGACTTCCTGATCGTGGCGGATAACGGCTCGACGGACGGGACGCGCGAGCTGCTCGCTGCGCTCGCGGGCGAGCTGTGGCTGACGGTGGTCGATGATCCGGAGGTCGGCTACTTCCAGAGCCGCAAGGTGAGCGACCTGGCAGCGGATGCGGGCAGGATGGGCGCCGACTGGGTGGTCGCCTTCGACGCCGACGAGGTCTGGCTCGCCCGTGACGGGCACCGGCTCGCGGACGTGCTGGCCGAGCTGCCCGCCGACGTGCTGGTCGCGGAGGCGGCGCTCTACGACTACGTCCCGACCGCGAGTGACCCGGATGGTCCGCCGGTTGAGGCGATGCGCTGGCGCCGGCGTGAACCGGCCCCGTTGCCGAAGGTGGCGGTCCGGGCGCGCGAGGGGCTGACGGTCCATCAGGGGAACCACGGGGCGACGTTCGAGGGCGTCGACTCGCCGCTCAGGTTGTCGGGCGCCTTGCAGGTCGCGCACTTCCCTTACCGCTCGGCCGAGCAGTTCGTGCGGAAGGCGCGCAACGGAGCGGCGGCGTACGCGGCGACGGACCTGCCATTCGAGGTGGGGCAGCACTGGCGCGAGTACGGAGCGCTGTTGGAGGCGCACGGCGAGGAGGCGTTGCGCGGCGTGTTCCGCGAGCACTTCTGGAGCGACGATCCGGAGCGCGACGGGCTGGTCTACGACCCGGTGGGCTAGTCCATCCCCGTGGTGAGGTCCCACCCGGCGAGCCGGGCGACGATCGCGGGCACCGGCAGGCCGAGGGATCGTGGTGCCTCGTCGGGAGGGAAGACGAGCGCGCAGCGCGGCTCCCCGCGCGTCGAGATGAACGCGGCCACGCGGCCACGTCCTGGCCCGTAGCGACCGCGCCGCCGCTGCGTGTTGAGGATCACCACTCGGTCGTCGTGCCCAGCGACGAGGCCGGCGGCGGCACGGGCAAGGAGGACTGCGAGCTTGACGCGCATGGTCGAAATCATCGTGCCCTACGCGGACGGCTGCCCGCACCGCGCCCGAGCGCTCGCCTACGTGCTCGACCACTACAAGCGGGAGCACCCCGACTGGCGAGTGACCGTCGCACCGCCGGTATGCCATACATCTCCGCCGGGCGACAGCGCATCGAGAACATGGTGCAAAGCGCAGGCCGTGATGCCCGCCGTCGAAGCATCGAGCGCCGAGGTCGTCGTCGTGGCGGACGCTGACGTGTTCTGTCACGGCCTGGCGGACGCTGTCGCTGCCGTGCACGACCGGGCCGCGTGGGCGATCCCTCACGACGCTGTTCACCGGCTCAGCGAGGAAGGCGCCGCAGCCGTCCTCGCGGGCGCCGATCCGAAGGGCCAGCCGCTCGCCGAACGCGCGTACCGAGGCATCGAAGGCGGCGGCATCGTCGTCGCCCGGCGGGAGACGTGGCTGGCGTGCCCGGTCGATCCGCGCTTCGTGGGCTGGGGGCGTGAGGACTGCTCGCTAGGCATGGCGCTGCACACCGTCCACGGTCCGTCCTGGCGAGGGAACGCGCCCCTCTGGCATCTCTGGCATCCGCCGCAGCAGCGAGTCGGCCGGAAGCGCGGCACCCCGGCCACCGAAGCCCTCTTCCGCCGCTACATCAAGGCGCGCCGCTCGGCTGACGAGATGCGCTCACTGCTCCAAGAGGCCCGCGATGCTCTCCAAGCTGCTCAACCGCACGGTCACGATCACGCACCGCTCGGCGTCCACTGACACCGACGACTACGGCAACGAGATCGCCACCGAGACGACCACCGACACGACCGGCGAGCTACAGCAACAGCGCCGCGACGAGCAAGACCTCGCTGGCGAGACCTCGGACACGCACTGGCTCCTGATCCTCCCGGCCGGCACGACCATCGGCACCGGCGACAGCGTGGAGGTCGACGGGCACGTCTACGAGCTCGTCGGTGAGCCGTGGCCGGCGCGCAACCCGCGCACGCGGGCCGAGAGCCACATCGAGGCGACGCTGCGGCGCGTGGCCGGGAGCGAGGACGCATCGTGACGCTCACCCTCATCCCGGACGCCGAGGCGATCGTCGGCACCTACCTCCGCGAGCACCCCGCCGTCGTCGCGCTCGGAGCGCGAGTCGCCGGTCGGACCCCGTCCGCGATGAGCGCCCCGTGGGTGCGGCTGACCCAGCTCAACGCCCCGAAGTCGCCCGACTCCACGCCCGAGCACCTGATCCACTTCCTGTTCCAGCTCGACGCCTACGCGGGCGACACAGCGATGCGCGCCCACGACGGCCAGGCGGAAGCCTCCCTACTCGGCCGCACGGTCCGCGCCGCCCTCGTCGACATGCCCGAGCAGACCTTCGACGACGTGGTCGTGGCCGACGCGCAGATCGTGAGCATGGCGCGCATCCCCGACCCTTCGGCCGGCGAGCCCGCGCGCGAGCGGGTCGTCATCACCGCGACCGTCCGGATGCACGCGAGGTAGCCATGGCCCACTTCCGCCTCAACCCCTCCTTCGCCCGGCTGATGGTCGCCGAAGCCGAGATGAAAGCCGGCCTCCGGGCGATCGGTGAAGACGTCAAGGGCCACGCCGAGAACTTCATGCCCCGCGGCCCCGACCCCCGGCACGGTCACATGGCCGACAAGTTCCGCGTCGTCGAAGAGGACGGCGAGATCCGGGTCGGCAACACGGACGAGGCGTTCTTCCATCTCGCGGAATTCGGGAGCCTGAAGAACCCGCCGTACGCGCCCCTGCGCCGCGCCGCCCAGGCCGCCGGGCTCGAGCTTCGCGAAGACCGCGGCTAGCGCGACGGCGACCCGAACACCGCGATGAGCAGGGCCAACGCGACGGCGAACCGCAGCGCGAGTAGCGCGTGCGGGTGGTCGCCGAACCAGCGGGTGGCCCGGTTGAAGCCGACCGCGTCAAGTAGCGCGAACCACGCCGCGCGCAGGTCGGCGTGCGCCTCGGCAATCGTCTTCCGCTCGCGCGCCACGCCCTGAAGCTTCGCAGCCTCCCCGGCTGCCCACGCGCCGCACGGCGCCCCGTTCTCCCTGCCGCATGGCGGACCTCGCAAGACCCCCGCAAGACCAACCGCAAGGAGACCCGCCAACATGGCATGGAACCAGAGCGACGAGATCGTCGTCGCGAACACCGGCGCCGTTTCGGTCGCCCCCGTCGGCACCGCGCTGCCGACCAACCCCACCGCCGCCCTCAACGCCGCGTTCATCGGCCTCGGCTACATCAACGAGGACGGCGTCTCGCTGAGCATCACCCCGCAGATCACCGAGTTCATGGCGTGGCAGTCGCGCCAGGCGATCCGCCGCGAGCTGACCGCCCAGGAGGTCCAGGCGCAGTTCAACCTCCAGCAGTGGAACGAGACCACCGTCCCGCTCGCGTTCGGCGGCGGCGCCGTCACGAACCCGTCCGGCAGCATCTACAAGTACACGCTGCCGCTCGACGGCGACGCGCTCGACGAACGCGCGCTCGTCATCGACGGCATCGACGGCAGCCGGCACTTCCGCCTGGTCCTGCCGCGCGGCAACGTGACCGACGCCGTGTCGACCACGTTCCGCCGATCCCAGGAGGCGCTGCTCCCGATCACGTTCAAGGCGTTGCAGCCCTCCGACGGCGAGGCGCCCGGCTACTTCCTGTTCGACGACGCCGAGGCGTTCGCGACCGGCTCGTAGCCACCGAGACCGCCAGCCCCGTGAGGGGCTGACGTAAGGGACCCCGCCAGCGGCATCCCCTGCCCGTCGCGGCGGGGTCCCGACTCTTCGACAGGGAAAGGAGGCGCCTGTGAGCGCCATCCAGCAGAACCAGGCCAAGCCGAAGGGCCAGGCCGCCAAGGCCGCACGCGCGGAGAAGGCGCCCGAGCCGAAGACCGTGGAGTTCCGCGGCATGACGCTCGAGCTGCCGGTCGAGCTGCCCAAGACGTTCATGTGGGACCTCGCCGCCTCCGACGACGACGTGTTCGCCTACTACAAGATCGTCCAGTCGCTGCTCAAGCCCGAGCAGATCGGCGCGGTGCGCTCCGCGCTCGCCGCGTCCGACGACTCGGAGGCCGAGTTCGTGATCGCCCTGCTCGACACCGTCTTGGGCGAGTACGGGATGACGGTGGGGGAATCCGAGGCCTCGCAGGGCTCCTAGCCGACCGCTGGGACCTCCTCGAGGCCGACTTCCAGCATTACTACCGGCTCGACCTCTGTGAGGTCGTCGAGCAGGCCACGCCGCGGAAGCTGTGGGTGCTGATCCAAGGACTGCCGCCCGACGCGGCGACGTTCCGCAAGGCCCACTTCCCACCCGCGACGGAACTCGCGGCCCAGCTCATCGAGCACGTCGACGAGTGGGGCCGCACGTGGCTCGCACGCATGAACGCCCAGCCGGGGCAGAAGTACCCCGTACCCGCCCCACCGCAGATCGTCCGTCCCGGCGAAGAGCCGCCGGAGCCCAAGAAGCAGGTCGTCAGCGGCTCCGAAGCGGCCGCCTGGTTCGCCTCCAAGTTCGCTGGCCACGCCAGCCGCTGACCCCGCAATCCCGCACGCCCCCAGGAAGGAGGTGAGCACGCCGCATGTCGTCTTCCCTGGGCTCTGCCTATATCAGGATCAAGCCGGACTTCTCGCTGATGGATCGCGAGGGCGCCGCGGCCGCCCGTCGCCTTCAGGGCCGGGTTGACCGTTCGCTCTCCTCCTCGGCGCTGAACCGGACGGGCCGGACGCTCGGCGAGGTCGGCCGCGCGTTCCGCTATGCCGCTGGCGGGGCCACGCTGTTCGCCGCGGGGGTCGCCGCGCACGCGATCAAGACGGGCGTCGAGTTCGAGCAGCAGATGTCTCGCGTCAAGGCGGTGTCGCGCGCCACCGGGGCGCAGATGCGGCTGCTGAACAAGGACGCGATCGAGCTGGGCAAGAAGACGAAGTTCTCGGCCAAGGAAGCGGCCGCGGGCATGTACGAGCTGTCGTCGGCGGGCTTCTCGGTCGCGCAGACGCACAAGGCGCTGCCGGGCGTCCTGTCGCTCGCGGCCGCGTCGAACATCGACCTGGCGTCGGCGGCGGAGATCAGCGCGAACGCGTTGCGCGGGTTCGGGCTCGCCGCGTCGCAGTCGGGCCACGTCGCGGACGTGATGGCGTCGGCGGTGAACCGTGCGTCGCTCGAGATGCCGGACCTGAAGGACTCGATCAAGTACGTCGCCCCGATCGCGAAGTCGACTGGTCAGTCGCTCGAGGACATGGTCGCGGCGATCGCCGAGATGTCGAACCAGGGCGTCAAGGGTGAGCAGGCGGGCACCTCGCTGCGTGCTGGTCTCGTCCGGCTGGTCCGGCCGACGAAGATGGCGCAGGCGGGCCTCGCGGCGCTCGGGCTGTCGGCGTTGCCGCAGCTCATCGGGATGTTGCAGAAGGGGTCCGAGCATCTGACGAAGGCGCAGCGCAATACCGCGCTCGCCCAGGTGTTCGGTACCGAGGCGCTGTCGGGGATGCTGGCGGTGGTCTCGCAGGGGCCGGGCAAGCTGAACAAGCTGTCGAGCGCTTTCGAGAACTCGGACGGCACCGCGAAGAAGGCGTCGAAGACGATGATGGACAACGTCGCGGGCTCGTTCGAGCAGCTGAAGGGCTCCGTCGAGACGGCCGAGATCGAGCTGTACCAGAAGTTCTCGCCGACGCTCAAGAAGGTGCTCGACACCGCGACGAAGGACGTCAACAAGTTCCTGACCACCTTGGAGGGTGACCAGGGGTTCAAGTCCGGGAACGACATCTTCGGCGCGTTGAAGCGGTCGTTCAGGGCGTCGGGTCTCGAGCAGGCGCTGAAGGCGGAGCTGGACAATGTCGACTGGCAGCACATCCTCGACACGGCGGTGGAGAAGGTCGCGAGCGGCGCCGGTCATCTCGGGCTGGCGGCGGCGAAGGGTTTCGTGACGGCGTTCATCAGCGGCAGCCCGTTGACGCGCCTTGCGCTCGGCGCGTTCTTCATCAGCAAGTTCGTTGGCTGGAAGGCGGCGTTCGCTGCCCTCGGCCGGACTTCGGGCACGGCGTTCGCCGGCAGTGCCGCGGCGACGGCCGGCGGAGCGGCAAGCGCCGGTCGCCTGAGCCGTGGCATCGCCGGGCTGAAGATCGCGGGCGGCACCATCCTCGGCGCCGAGATCGGCAAGGACATCGCCGCCGCGATCTTGCGCCATGTGAAGGGCCGCGTGCCGCAGGGGATCGCCAACGCGCTCGAGGGCCACGGCTCGTTCGACGCGTTGCAGAACCCAGGCGACATCAAGCCGCCCGACGGCCAGGCCGCGGGGGCGAAGACCGCCACCCGCGCGTTCCAGCAGTTCCGTAAGGAGATCCTCGCGGGCCGCATGTCGCTCGCCGAGTTGCAGGCCGACCTCGCGAAGCCGGGCTCGACGGGCTGGAGCGACGCGCAGGAGGCGGCGCTCCTGAAGGTCGCCAAGGCCCTCCCGCGCCTGAAAGACGGGCTCGAGCGTCTCCAGCACGACTCCTCGACGACGATGCGCCAGACCCGGCGGGTGTTCACGAAGAACCTGGGCGACATCGCGACGGTGATGGGCACGAAGTCCGCCGAGGGGCAGCACGCGATGTCTCGCAACCTCGGCTTCATGGTGCGCGACGTGAAGAGCGCGATGGCTCGCGGGGACGTGTCCGCGAGGCGCGGCCTACAGATCATCGAGAAGGCGTTCGAGCAGACCGCCCGCGGATTCGGCCTGTCCCCGAAGGCCGCCGTCCAGCTCGCCGGGGTGCAGTCGCAGCAGGCGATCGGCAACCCCGTGTCCGGACGTGCGCGCGGCGGCTTGCACCAGTTCGGCCGGCCCGGGCAGACCGGCCCCGATTCGATCCTGACCCACATCGCCGACCAGCCGGTGAAGGTGGCGCCGGGCGAGGTCGCGGCGGTCTACAACGGCGACCAGATCGCCGACATGAACGCGCGGCTCGCCGCGACCGGCGTACAGGGCGGCCTGTCCGGCTACTTCAAGCAGGGCTGGCGCCCGCATTCCGCCGCGCAACCGGCGAAGGCGTTCGCAAAGGGCGGGCTCGCGGGCGGCGGCTACGTGTTCCCGTTCCCGAAGGGGCACGGCGTGCACTGGGCGAGGGTCGACCAGGGCCAGGACATGTACGAGACGCCGCCCGGTCCGGCTCTCGCGATCGGACCCGGCGTCGTGTCGGTCGCGCCCCCGAACCCGGGCGGCTTCGGCTCCCACTACCCGCTTCTGCACCTGACGGCCGGCCCGTGGAAGGGCCGCACGATCTACTACGGCCACACCAAGGCGGTCAAGACGGGCAGGGTCGGGGCGGGCGAGACCATTTCGATGACGGCGCCGGCGGGCGCCGGCCCGGACTGGCATGGCAACGCGTCAACGCCGGGCTGGCTCGAGATCGGGTTGTGGCCGCCGGGAGGCATGAGTGCCGGGGCGAACATCGCGCCGCTGATGCGCGCGCTCGCGGGCCAGCGGGTGGCCGGCGGGGCCGGGCTCGCAGCGCACATCAAGCGCGTGCTGGTCAACGGCGCCGACTCGCCGCTGAAGTCGATCGTCCAACGGTCGCTCGACATCGCGCGCAAGGCCGCCAATAAGCGCCTAGACCTCTTCGCGTCGTCGGTCGGCACCGGGACGTCGGCGGTCGGTCCCGCGCCGCACGTGAAGGGCGGCTACAGCGTCGGGCAGATGGCGGCGCTGTGGAACTCGCAGGGAGGCGACGCGCGCTACGCGGGCCTGATGGGGCACGTCGGCATGGCCGAGTCGAGCGGCAACCCGTCGATCGTCAACAGCATCGGCGCGTCGGGCCTCTGGCAGATCAACGGGAAGCCGTTCCCCGGCAACGCGCTCGACCCGGCGACGAACGCCCGGATGGCGATCTCGAAGTTCAACAGCGCCCGCCCGCACCCGCTCGCGCCGTGGTACTCGTCGAAGGCAGGATGGATCAAGTACGTCGGCGGCCTCCCCTACGCGCGCGGCGGCCTCGTCGGGTCGCTGAAGGCGCTCGCGAAGGGCGGCCTGTTCCCCGGTCGCAAGCCGCAGTACAACCGGGGCGAGCTCGGCGCGCTGTGGAGTCACTTCGGCGGCAAGAAGACCGCGGAGGCGGTCGCGATCGCGTGGCGCGAGTCGCGCGGCCGGGCGAACGCGAAGAACATCAACGGCGACGGGTCGACCGACCGCGGTCTCTGGCAGATCAACAGCGTCCACGGCGGCCTGTCGACCTACGACCCGCTCGACAACGCCCACAACGCCGTCGGGCTCTGGCGCAAGTACGGGTTCCAGCCGTGGAGCCTGCGCGGCGGGTCGCCGCTCGCCGGGACCGACTACCACGGCGCGCTCGAGGCCGTACTCAGCTACCGCCACCGCCACGCGGACAGCGGCGGCCCGGCCCATCCGGTCGACGTGGAGGCCGGCGGCGGACGCACCCCCCACCACCGCGGCCACAAGCTGAAGGGGATCCGCGACCGGCTGACCGCCGCGTTCAAGATCAAGAACATCGCCGGCCTCGACCCCGACGTGCTGACAGGCGGGCTCACGCGCGACATCACGCGGCTCGACAACCAGGGGGGCCTACTCGACACGATCGCCGGGGAGCAGCTGCCCGACGGGACCAACAAGACGGTGCTGGCGCCGGCCGACGTCCGGATACTGCGCGCGACGTTCCCGCCGGAGCTAGTCGCTGGCGAGAAGATCACCGACGCGCAGATCGCGAACCGCAAGGCGAAGCTGGCGGACCTGACGATGCCCAAGAAGGGCGTCCGGGCGGTGCTCAGGAAGGGGCTGCGCCAGGTCGCGGTCGCGATGGCCGAACGGTTGAAGCGCAAGGCGCAGATCGAGAAGTTCCTCAAGCACCAGTTCGCCCGCTACACCCGTCTGAAGAACGACCTCGCGGACCTGCGGTCGAAGGATCTGCGGCGGCGGCTGTCGGCGGCGAACAGCTCGCAGCGCCGCGGCGCCCGGGTGAAGGACGCGCGCGACACGATCGCCCACTACCAGGAGATGATCGCGCACGAGGAGTCGAGGGGCAAGCACGCGGACCGCCACCAGATCGATGAGTGGCGCAACAAGATCAGCCACGAGTACACGTTCATCCGCGCCCAGGAAGCCGGCGGCTCGAGCAGCAAGGCGTCGGCCCGGCTCGCGATCGTCCGCGACAACATCGGCAAGGAGCTAAAGCCGATCCAGGCGGACCTCCACAAGTTCGGCGGCAACACCACCCAGATCGGCAAGGGCGGCGTGCTCAGCAAGGTGTCTGGCGAGCTGGGCACGTTGCGCGGCGACAGGACGAACCTGAAGGACGCGCTCGCGCAGCTCGTGACGAGCGACATCCCGGC